TCAGTTGGGGATTTTCGTTCGCGCTTCGTGCGCTTCCAGTTTCTGGATAGCCGCAACTCCGAGCGCCGAATCGCGGCTGAGGTAGTGGGCGTCGAGGATGGACTCCACTTGCTTCAGCTTGTGCCCGGTGATGGCCGCTATCTCGGGCACGGTGCAGCCGGCGATGGATAGGCGCGTCACAGCCGTGCCCCGCAGGTCGTGGAAGGTCAGTCCTTCTACTCCCGCGGCCTTGCAGGCCGTCCGCCATGAGGCGCGAAAGCCACCCTCGGTCCAAGCCGTGTTCCGGCTGGTGCACAGGATCGTCACTGCGCTTTTCTTCGTTCCGTCCAGCATCCTCTTGAGGGGCGCCCCGATTGGGATGACGACGTGAGCCTTCGTCTTGCCCTGGCGGAGTCGAATTCGATCGCCGTCGTAGGCGGACCACGGTAGCCGAAGTAGATCGCCCTGCCGCTGACCCGTCCAAAGCGCAAGCGTGAAGGCAAGCCCGATGTGCGGTGGCGCGAACTTGAGAAAGGATGCTTCGTCGTCAGGGGACCAGATGTTGTCGATACGCTCCGAGCGGTATGTGCGACCGGGCCGCTCGCAAGGGTTGGCGGGCACCATGCCGCGATCAAACGCCCAAGAGAGGATCAGGGCCAGAACGGAATACGTGTAGTCCGCCTGCCGCCGTGAGTCGCTGGCGAGCCGATCCCTCCAGCTGAGGAACTCGCCCCGCGCGCCTCGTTCCGCGAAGGCGGCAATCGGGAAGTCGCCGTACTCCGCCTCGATCTTGCGAACGTGCTTCGCGTAGTCGCGTCTCGTTCGGGGAGCCAAGTCGAGAAACTTAGGTGACGCAACGTAGCTATCCAGCACGCCCTGCAGCGTACCGCTGGGCGTCGCCAGCCGCGCGGCGTGAGCCTCGTGATATGCCACCACGAACTCCGGATCGCCCGGCTTACCGGGCAGCCGCGGGCCTCCCTTCCAAGCATAGTAGTAGGTAGCCAGCGTGCCGTCCGACAGCCGCTTGGTCACCCGGTTAAGCCCTTTGAGACGCGCCCGCATCCTTCTTCGCCCTCCATTGGTCCAGTGCGGATGGCCCTGCCGTAGAGGGCTCGTGACCGCTTCTGGTGATTATCGCGATGGTTCCGTCGGGCTGCACCTCGACGCGCGACACGTCGAGCCCTGCGGCAACAGTTGCCCGCACGGCGCGTGTCACGTCAGCAGACCTAAAGTGGGCAGCCCGACGTCCCATTAGACCGTCAGGCGCACGCGGACAGTGGCCGATGGGTTTCCGGCGCCAGAGACGGCAACCCCGATCTTGGCGTTGCCGGCATCTGCTGCAGTCACGATGCGTGCAGCACTGTTGAAGTAGACGGGGTCGCCCACCGCGAGGGAGTCGGTCAGCGCCTTCGGCATCTCGAAGACGCCCGTGGTGGCGAGCACCACGTCTTCGCCGGCCAAGGCGGACCCTTGTGAAATACCGAAGAGCGAGCCGATCAGGACGCCCTCGCCGGAAGTGACGGCCGCTGGTGCGCTCACGGTGATGGCGCTGCCCGTCTGAATGAAGTTCTTCATGGATCAGAGACCTTTCGAGGTGCGGAAGTGGAAGGTGCGGGGCGTCTTGCATCCCGAGAGTTCTGCAATCTGGCGGTCGAGCGCGATGTGTGCCGAGGCCATCTGACCGTCGGACTTGTACTCGACTCGCTCACCATTTTGGTCGGTGTAGCTGAGGGCGCCGGTGGAACGCGCCAGGATGAGCGCGTCCCGTGCAGCCGTCAGTTGCTCAAGGCTGAGGGCCATCAGGTGTTGCCCTCGTTCAGGTACGCGCCGCGCCAGTCGAGCCACCCCGCGCCGAAGTCGAGGAAGGCGCGGAACTTCATTCCCAGCGTGTCCCAAGCCTCGGTGCGCTGAATCTGCACCCCCTGTGCCGACGAGAGATAGGCGTACTGCAGGCACGGCATGCGGCCGGGATCGGCGAAGAGGAACCAGCGGTCATCGGTGATCCGCGGCTCGACCATCAGCGTCAGCTTGCCGGCGAACGGGTTCACGTCGCTGGTGGTCGCGGCGTAGATCGATCCCAGCAGTTGCTCCGCCGCCGTCTCGGACTCCGGGCCGACCACGAGGTAACGAGGCTGCACATTGATGAGCGTCTTGCCGTCGAGGCCGGTGAAGCCGCGCATCGCTCGACGTGCCGCACCGATCGCGGACTGATCGCCGGCCGCTCCCAGAGGAATCCCGAAATCGGCAAGGTTGCCACGCGAGGCGTCGAAGACAGGCATGCCGTCGGACAGGCTCGGGTTTTCGAGGACCAGGGACGTGAGGATGTCGGCCTCAGTCTGTGCGGCGGCCTCGCCGAAGGCGCGCGTCATGTCGCCGAGCATTCCCAGATCGTCATCAATCATCAGATTGCGGCTGACGGTGATGCCCCGGGCATAGGTCTTGAGCCGCATGGTCTCGGCCGCTTCGGCGCGCGACGTGTGGGTGATCTCTCCCGACTCGGCGATCTGCTCCAGTCGTCCCATCTCGCCGACGCGGATCGAACTGGACGGCTTGAAGTTCGGCAGCGTGCGCTGACGGCACAGCGTCTTCAGCGGGGACTGCGCGGCCTGATAGCTCGCCAGTGCAACCTTGTTGGCGGCGTTCTGGACGATCAAGGGGAAGTCGCTGGTGCCATGCTGAGCGGCGCGGGCAAAGGTCTCGTCAGCAGACATGCCGCGAGTGGAGACGCCAGCCCGGCTTAGCGCGCTCCGGGCCATGTCGAGCATCGATTCGGCGACGTGCTGGCGCGCGTCTTCCGGGCACTCTCCGCCTGCCATGCGGACCGCGAGCGCGTCCGCCTGACGCCGCACCAGCGTCGCCGGAGCGTCGTTGGCGGGGGCGTGAGTGCGGATTGACGGAGCCGTCCGGCTGCGGGTCTGCATGTGGTCGAAGGCGACAGCCTTGGCGTCCGCCAGTGTAGCGCCAGAGTCGATCAGGCGGTCGGTCGCATCGTCGGCCAGACCTGCCGACCGGCATAGGCTCCTAATTTCGGACCGGCGCTCGATTTCCGCGCGGTCCGCTGTGATTTCGTCGGTTTGCATGACGTCTCCATTGGAAGCGGCGCGATTGTTACAGGGGATACCGTCCACCCGCGCCGGAGCGGTGGAGGCTTTCTCGGAGCGAATCCGCGCGTTCGGATCGGCGGGATTCGGGACAAGGCTGATCTCGGTAAGGGTCCAGGCGATGGGGGTCTTCACCCGATTGCCCTCGGCGTCGCGGCTCTCGGTCCAGCCGGCCACGCGGTATCCGACGGAGGTGTGCCGAATGGTGCCTTCGGCGACCCGCTGCCGGATCGGCCTCACGTCGTCAGCGGAAGACAGACGGATCAGCGCGACAACCGCCTCGCCTTCCATGCGGCGGGATTGCACTACGCCAATCGTGTCGCGGGCCGTTCCGCCGCGATGGCCGTCATAGACCGGAAGGTCCCTCTGCGGGTCTTCGGTGAGCGTGCTGGCGGTTAGAACCTCCAGGAAAGGACCCTTGGCATCCCGGCGGGACACCGGGTGAGGCGTTGCCACTACGGCCTCGAAGGTCAGGGATGCCGCGTCCCACGACGCGGGCCGGGCGTCGGCGGTGCGCGTGCAGTCGGCAAATGCGAGAGGCTTATTCATCGGCCGTCTCTCCGCTGAAGGTCAGGCCGAGCGCGGCTTCCCGCTCGCGATCGGCGGCAATCTCGGCGTCGAGAACGGCGACGTTCCAGCCGAGCCCAGCGACTGCCTGGGTGCGGCTGGTGAGACCGAGCGCCAGCATCTCGCGGAGCGCCTGGGTATCCTTGAGAGGGTCCACCTGCATGGGCCGCGGTGGCAGCCATTCGACCTTGAAGGCAGGCGCGAGGTCCGGGACGTCCAGCCGGCCGGCGAGGTAGTCGTGTGTGACCACTCGCCGCCAGAGCGGATTAAGAATTTGCGGCACAAGCTGGTGATACTGGAACTGCTCGATCTTCTGGCGGAAGGGCAGCAGCCCGGCGCGGAGGCTCGAATAGTTCGCGCCACTCAAGTCGCCGTCGAGGAGGTGCTGAGGCACGCCCAGTCCGGCTGCGATCTGGCCAAGGGTCAGCTTGGCGAAAGCGATGGAGTCCCTCGCTTCGGTCGGCGAGTTGAAGCGGATGTCCTCGCCGGCGCCGAGCCGCCGGATCACGCCGGGCTCAAGGCTGAGGTCTTCCATTCCGTCCTCGGGGAAGCCACTGCCGAGGTTGTTCATGTCCACGATAAAGCCGGCGTGCATGGCCGCGATCTTCGCGCCGACGAGCAGGGCATCCTGCAACTGGTCCAACTCGTTCACAGTGAGCAGTACCGGCGCGAGCCACGACACACCGCGGACCTGCCCTGGGCCGAGCGGACGCATCAGATGGAGCATGTCGGAGGCCGGGATGCGGACCGGCTCACCAGCCGTGGGGAATAGCTCGGTCGGGCGGTGCGGTTGGATGTGGTACGCAACGCGACGTCCGCGGGCATCGAACTCAATGCCGGCCGCGATGTAGCCGCCCTCGGCGAGGTCGCGCGTCATCGACTCGTCCACCATCTCGGCGGGGATCACCCGCAGATGCAGACCGTCCGCATCCTCCTCGATTGCAGCGAACGACTCGCCGTCGATCACGCAGGCGCGTGCCATTTCCGCCGCGAGTCCACGAAAATCAGTCCTTCCCTCGGCGTCGGCTTCCGCGGCGAAGGCGTTAAATCTGGAGTCAAGAACCGCGCGCCGGTCGGAATCCGGGTGCGAACTGGCAGCTTCGATACCGGCCCCGATCGTCTCGGCTACAATCGCCGCCACGCCGTTGGCAATGTAGCCGTTATTCGCTGCGGCATGGCGTGCGCGGGAACGCAGCGGGCCGGCAGCTGCCACGGTCTCGGGGCCGGTTGGGCCAAAGGCGCGAAACGCGGTAGCACGGCGGCCACCACTCGCCGCGTCGAAGGATCGGCGCGCATATGATGGCCGGCCGCTGTGCCGGAATAGCCGGTCAAGAAAGCTCATTGTTTACTCCAAAATGCGCTGCGACTCTTTCGAGTGCTTCGTGCAAGGGGACCATGGCGCTCGCAAAGGGGGGGCCGACGTCGACTTCAGTATCGGCTTCCGCTGGCCTGCGATGCTGAGAAAACGCGCCGCGGGTTCGGTGAACTAGAATCGCCGCGTAGATCGGTTTTGCGAAGCCCGGAGGGAAGAAGCCGTCCAACCTGAGAGACCATTCGAAGTCGTGCTGAGTAGCGAGACGGGCGAGTTGGTGCGCAGGCGACCGGAATGGCGCTTGGGCTCCGAGGAAGATGGATTCGATTGCTCCGCTCTCTAGCTCCGCCGGCGACCATGACTGCAGCCTTCCAGCGACCTCGTCTAAGATGGCGGCCTTAGAGAGACCGAAAGCCTTGCATCGGTGCAGAACGCTGGCCGCCACGGTCGACGGCATTCCGTAGAGGTAGCTACCGCGCTTGTCGTCGGGGTTGCGTGCGTCGGGGATCAGCTGCTCCGCGGCCATCATGTTCTTCAAGCTGACGGTCGCGTCTTTGCGCGACTCACTGGGCAGACGCACTGCCTCAGCGATACCCGCAAGCGGTTTGAAGGACTCGTGCGCCTCGCCGAGAGGAAGCGTTGATCCGAGGAAGGGGGCCTTGTGCGTCATTGGATACAGATATCCGACCTTGACTGCTGTTGTCAAGTTCGGATACTTCTATCCGACACACCAATGTACCCTTCTGGAGGTCACATGTCTGAATACACCGCCGAACAAGTCCGCGCCTGCCAAGGCGTCTTCGCCGTTGGGCGAAGCGAAGGGCTGGACGATGCGCAGTGCACGATTGCTGCACGCGAGTTTTTCCGCGAGCGCGGTTGGCCCGACCCGGCGCCGCTGATCTTCGATTGGCTGCCGCGCGCTCACATCCTGGCTTGGAATCTCAAGAGGCCGATAGCCCACTTCTAGCCGGATCGTCGCCGCCCCGGAGATGGGGGCGGCGACAGACGTTCAACGCAGGCACAAGGAAGCATCGAAGATGATGCCCGAGAACCATACCACGAACATGCGCGCCCGGCGACACAATCCTAAGATGAAAAAAACGCGGAAACAGAACCTTGATGTGGCTCTAGCCCTCGCCTGCGCCGGGCTCAGTGTATTTCCTTGCCGACCCGACAAGACCCCCCTGGTCAAGTGGCGGGATGCTGCAACCTCCGACTGCGCGCAGATCAAGAGGTGGTGGATGAAATTTCCAGACGCGGTTCCGGGGCTGCCGACCGGCGCGGTGAACGGCGTGGCCGTCCTCGACCTCGACGCGAAGGACGGCAAAGACGGCATAGCCGCAGCACAGGCATTGGGACTCAATCCTGACACCGCTTCAGACTTCGTTGTCCGCACACCTTCCGGCGGCCTCCACCTCTACTTTCAGTATCGGGACGGGCTGCGGGTATCGGCTAGCGAAATTGCGCCCGGAATCGACGTCCGGGGCGAGGGTGGATACGTCGTCGCCCCCGGGGCCGTGAGTGTACGGGGAGCCTATGAGCCGCATGGCGATCTTGCGGACGCTCGCCTGGTGGGGCTGCCGGTATGGCCGGCCAACATGACTTCGGAGCCGCGGCGCGAGACCGGTGAGGTCGCGGACATCATCCCAGATGTCGATAGGACCAAGTTGGCGGAGATGCTGCGCTACGTCGACCCCGGCCGGTCGCACGATGATTGGACGCAGAAGCTCATGGCCATCCACCACGCGAGCAAGGGCGCGGAATGGGGCCTCGCCATCGCGCAGGGTTGGTCAGCGACCGATGAGCGGTACAGGCGGGCAGAGGTCGAAGCGAAGTGGAAAAGCTTCACTGTTCGGGACGACGGCCGCACCGTCGGAACGCTGATGGCCGAAGCGAGAAGCAACGGCTGGCAGGCGATTTCGGAGGACGCCTTCGACTTCGCCGAAGAGGAAGAGGACCAGACCTCGAGCGGCGGCCTTGCCTTCCTGACGCCGGCCGAGTGCGCCGGATCGAATCCACGCCCCTACGTGATCAAGGGCTTACTGGCGCAGCGCGACGTTGGCTGCGTCGTTGGCGCTCCCGGCGTCGGCAAGTCGGTCCTGGCGCCGGCACTGGCGTATGCCGTGGCGCAAGGTCGAGATGTTCACGGCCGGCGTGTGCAACAGGGCAGCATTTTCTACGTGGCGGCGGAGGACGAGCACGGGATGCGAGGGCGCGTCACCGCGCTTCGCGACCAGCACGGCGACGCCAACGCTTTTGTCCTGGTCGGCGGCGTCAGTGATCTTCTCTCGGAAGATGTCCAGGGCAAGGGAAGCCGCGACTACCGGGCACTCCGAGCCGCCGTGAAGGAACGGCGGCCGACCCTCATCGTGATCGACACGCTCGCGATGGCATTCCCTGGCCTTGAGGAGAACAGCGCCGAGGGGATGGGACGGGTGGTCGCCGTCGCGCGCTCCCTGACCAAATGGGGCTCCGCGGTCCTGCTGGTGCATCACGATACGAAGGACGGCGCCAACGGGCTACCGCGTGGACACTCGCTGCTCAACGGTGCGCTGGATGTCTCGATCCACCTCATGAAGGCAGGCGACGGTAACGTCCGCGGTCGGCTGACGAAGAACCGGAACGGCGGATGCGACGTCTCGCTCGGATTTACTATCCGGGCCGCAGAAGTCGGCAGCGACGAGGACGGGGAGCCGGTGACCGCCGCGCTTTGCGAGCCGGTCGAAGCGGCTAGTCTTGAGCCGAGCGCACGGATGTCTCCGAGTGTTGCCGCGGCCTTGGCCGTTTTCAATGACTTGCTTGGCGATCGGGAAGCCGTACCCGAAAACGAATGGCGTGAGGCTTGCACTGCCGGCCGGGCGGTGTCCGCGGCCGAATCCGAAGACAGCCGTCAGAAGGCATTCCGGCGAGCTTCCCAGGCGCTGATCCGTCGCAACGTCCTCGAATTCGTTGATGGCCACTACAGGCCGGTTTCCGTCTTTCAGGAAAGCTTCGATGAATTCGACGAGTAGCGCCGGACAGCCGGACATGTCCGGACATGTCCGGACAACGTCCACCTCGTCCGGCGGCATGATCGTTGCGGTTGGCCGGACGGACACGGACAGGGCCTTATACCCTGTCCGTCTGTCCGGTCCGCTCGATGCCCGAAGTTATCCCGATATTGAGATGGAGAACGCGTGTCTGCCGGGCACTGGGTCCTTCCCACCGGGCTCCGCTGCGGGGGTCGCGGAGCGCGACATTCCGCTCTTCGCAACCGATTTAGAAATCACAACCTAACCCGAGACTGAGGCAGAAATGGCAAACGACCTCCTCCCCGAGACCATGGATGCGGCGACGCTGGCCGCTCTTCTTGGCCTGACGGCGAACCGCGTGAATGCCCTGGCCCGCGAGGGCGCGATCCCCCGCGCCGGCCGCGGCAGGTTCCCCATCCCCGACGCCGTGCAAGCCTACGTCGCCTGGGCGAAGGCGAACCCCGCTGGCCGTCGCGTCGCCGACGCCGATCTGGCGGACGAGAAGAAGCGGTTGGCCCGGGAACAGGCAGACAAGATCGCCCTCCAGAACGCCCGCGCCCGTGGAGACCTCCTCGACGCCCATGCCGTCCGCTCTCGCTGGGGCGAGTACACGACCCGCCTGCGGTCCGCGTTGCTGGCGGTGCCCGCCCGCGTCACGGCTCAGGTCGGCCTTGACCGCGCGGGCGCTGCTGCGCTCGACGCGGAAGTCAGGGCGGCCCTCGACCAGATCGCCACGGAGGGTGCCTCCAATGCCGCTTGACGCTCTCGACCAGATCGAAGCGGACGCCTACGGCGCGCTCCGTCCGCCTGCGAAGATCGCGCTGTCCGAGTGGACTGAGTCGAACGTCGTCCTTCCCTCGACGCTCGCCGCCGCGCCGGGTCTCATGCGCCTCTTCCCGTACCAGCGCGAGATGGCGGATGCGATGGGCGACCCGAGCATAGAGCGGGTTACGGTGCTCAAGTCGGCCCGCGTCGGCTACACACAACTCGCGGTCGCTGCGCTCGCGCACTACGCCGCGAATGACCCGGCGGCGGTGCTTTGCGTCCTCCCGACCGAGAGCGATGCTCGGCACCTGATGACTGGCGTCATCGAGCCGACCTTCCGCGAGTCCGTGCCACTCGCCGGCTTGTTGGAGGCAGACGCGCGCGGCCGGGATACGATGCTCGCGCGCCACTATCCGGGCGGAAGCCTTTCCCTAGTCTCGGCGAGTAGTCCGCGGAACCTCCGCGCTCGCACGGCTCGTGTTCTGATGATGGACGAACTTGATGGCTGGGAGATCGATGCGCGCGGCGAGGGCGACCCGGTGCTCCTAGCCGAGAAGCGCACCTTCACCTTTTCGGATCGCAAGATCATCGCGGGCAGCACGCCGGTGGACGAGGATACATCGCGGATCGTCCGCCTCTATGACCAATCGGACCAACGGGTGTGGGAGTGCCCGTGCCCTCACTGTGGCAGCTTCCATGAGATCGTGTGGGCGGATATCCGGTGGGAGCCAGGTCGGCCGGAGACGGCCGCTTGGGCCTGCCCGTCCTGCGGTGCGCTGACGGAGGATCGGGACAAGGCCACTATGTTGATGCGGGGCCGCTGGCGCGCAACCAGGCCGGAGATCACCGGGCACGCAGGTTTCCGGATCAATTCACTGTCATCAATGTTGGCGAACGCGTCTTGGCCGAAGCTCGCCGCCGAGTTCCTCCAGGCCAAACGTTCCCCCGTCACGCTCAAGCCGTTTGTGAACACCGTCCTAGGCGAGGCTTGGCGATCAGATGGGGAGAATCTTGACCCCAGTATTCTTGGTCGTCTTCAACGCCCTCAGAGCCTTGAAGACATTCCTGATGATGTACTGTTCTTGACAGCTGGCGCTGACGTGCAGGGTGATCGCATTGAGGTGATGATAGCTGGATGGACCGGTGAGACAGAATGCCGGGTGCTTGGTTATGAAATCATCTTCGGTACGCCGCTGGAGGATGCAACTTGGAAAGAGGTGGACTCACTGCTGACGCGAACCTGGCTGCACCCGCGTGGCGGTATTCTCAGGCTCGATGCCGCGGTGATTGACTCAGGTAATTGGGCCGACGCGGTATACGCATATACTCGACCACGGTCCTCACGCCGGTTCGTCGCTGGAAAGGGTATTGGCGGAATGAATCGGCCCTACGTTTCATGGGGCGCGAGTCGCAAGACAAAACTAGCACTGATTGGCGTTGACGTGATCAAGTTGCACCTCCATGAGCGGGTTAAAAGCGGGGGAACGATTACGTTCAGCGATCAGCTTGGCCAGGACGTACTTGATCAAATTAGCGCGGAACGACTGATCACGCGTTATGTCCACGGGCACCCGATCCGGCACTGGGAAAAGACTTCCGGGCGCCGGAACGAGGCGCTTGATTGTCTAGTTTACGCAACGGCCGCCAAGCAGCTCGTACCGAACGCCGTAGATAAACGGAGGGAGGATGTTTTTCGGTCTGGGTGTGTTGCAGCGCGCGCAGCAATTGTCAAATCAAACTGGCTCAGTCGTGGCGACAACTTTCGCCGAGGTGAACCTTCTCAGTGAACTTTCGGAGACCATCGAGACGCTGGTCTCCGAGTGAAATCTCAGATAGCACTTTGGTAACAAACTTTGGTCCGTGTGAGCCGACATCACGACAAAAATTCTCTATTTCTCCGACGGGAACCATGTATATACCGATTCCCTCTAGCTTGTCGCGGAGGGCCTCGAAAGTCACCTGGGCCTGCCCCGCCGGAATGCCAAGCGAGCCATACTTCTTGACACTATGCCACAGTCCGGACTGCTTCATCACCTCGTTAATATCACCGCGCGGGAGGTTCTCCTCATCTTTTACCCCGCGTATTAGCTCCACTAACTCCTCCTTTATCTGAGCCGTCGTCTTGGGCCGGATGCCGGCGCGCACGGCCGCGTCCAACTGGTCCCAGAGGGGCGAGAAATCATCCCAATCGGCCCCGAAAGCCTCCACGGTCGCTTGGACCTGCACCGCGTCAGATAAAAAGTCGAGATCGAATATCGCCTTAACCGGCACGCCAGTCCGCCTCAGGACGCTTGCCACCTTAGGTATGCCATGCTTCCCGCCAGTCGGCACGTATGCAGTGTCGGGCCACTGGACGTCGCTTTTTGAGGCCAGGTAGTCTGCAGCAGAATTGAAAAGCCGACAGTCGCTATCATCTTCGCAGACCACCACCTGATCGTGGAAAATTCCTTCGAGCGCGTTTGAGTAGCGCAGCTCTGGGCGCTCCCAAAGTTCCTTAATCGCCTCCGCTGGAGCTTCAAAGACATTGTTGCGGTCGCCCTGCCTGCTTATTCTGAGGATGCGTATCTTCCCTTCGCTCCCCTCGAGGAAACCTCGGAGCACATCACTACTGTGGGTAGCCACAATTAGTTGCTTCTTAACCTCAGCAGCAAGCGTTTCGCCAAGGCGACGCATTTGTGGGGGATGCAGGAACGCCTCTGGTTCATCAATGAGGGTGACGTCCATGTTGACCGGGACGGTCTCAAAAAGTATTCCTGCATAACTTTTCATGCCGTCCCCTTGCCTATCGAGAAGGGGATTCTCCCTGACCGCCGCCACGTACATATCGCTAACTTGATTTGGGCCAACGTCAGTCGGCTTCTTTCCGACGTGAATTGGTATTTTCGCTCCACCTCGGAAGTCGAAGAAGATGTCGAGGCCAAAAGCCCTTTTGAAGAGCGAGCTGACGTGATCCAT